GTCTATTCGGGATCGACGTACGGATGGAAACTATTGGAGAAATAATATGGCTACATATGCATCTATTAGATATAAATTTTCTGGAGCAAATGTCTCTGGAGTTTTACAAGCATCAAACAATTTGAATGACGTTGGCGCTGCAGCTACATCAAGAACTAATTTAGGACTTGCCATTGGTTCAGATGTACAAGCTTTTATATCTGCAACAGCAGGTACAAATGCAAATGGCACTAGAACTGTAAGCACATCTGATCCTAGTGGTGGATCAAACGGTGATATTTGGTACAAATATTCTACATAATGATTCATGACAATAAATGTTAAAGATGGCGGTACTTTTAGAGAAGTAAACCAAGTTTACGTACATGATGGAACGTCATTTACTAATAAAACAATTACCAATGCCTATGTAAAAGATGGTGGTGTATGGAGAGAAATATTTACTCTATTTAATACTACTGCATTTTCACAAACCACGGGATCTGTCACTGTTCCAACAAACGCAAATGCTTTTCATATACGATTTGCTGTTGGAGGTGGATCTGGTGGTGTAAGAGGAGCAGAGTATGATAAAGCTGGTGGTGAGTCAGCAGGAGCAGGTGGTGCCTCTGGGGCATATATATCTGATAAAGTATTTACAGTGACAAGCGGTGAAACATTAAATATTGCAACTGGAGGTGCAGGCGCTGCTTCTACTGGAGACGCTTACAATACAACTGCTGGTAATGGAGGTAATACAACAATTACAAGTTCCTCAAGCGGTATAAATATAACTTTGCAAGGCGGTATTGGTGGTAATGGTAACAGTGGTGGAGTTCAAGGACCTCTTCGTAATAACGTTGCCTCAACTGGTGGAACTGCTTCTATTGCAGGGACAGTTTTAACCTCTGGCACAAGTGTCGATGGTTTAGACATTACTTCTTTTAATACGGGTCCTGATGGAACTTTTAATCAATCAGGAGACGGTGTTGCTGGTGTAAATCCTGGTAACTGCGGTGGTGACAATTGTCAAATTGCAGGTGGCGCAGGTGGTGCTTCTTATGATGGCAATATAGCTGGTGGAAATGGCGCTCCCGCTGGTGGATCTGGCACAGCTGGAACAAGAGGATCAGGTGGCGGAGGCGGTGGTGCACAACCTACATCTGAAGGACAGCCTGGCGGTGCTGGTGAAATAGAATATAGATTTTTAAGGATAGCATAATGCCTTTAGCAAAATTAAACATAGCACCTGGTATAGATAAACAGGATACAGAGTATGGTGCAGAGGGACGTTGGGTTGATTCTGACAATGTACGATTTCATTATGGCTTACCACAAAAAGTAGGTGGTTGGCTTAAACTTATTTCAGACACACTTATTGGTGTTGTAAGAGGCACGCATGTATGGACAGACCTTAATGGTGTAAGGTACACGGCTCTCGGAACAGATAGAAAATTTTATGTATACTCTGAAGGTACGGCGTATGATGTGACACCACTAAGAAAAACAAGTTCTAGTGTAAGCAATCCTTTTACTACAAACGGTACAACAGTTGTTTCTGTAGCAGATACAGGGCACAATGCAATACAAGGTGATTTTGTGACCTTTGATTCTTTTTCTGCAATTGATGGATTAGATATGAATGCAGAGTTTGAGATTACATCTATAACGGATGCAAATAATTATAAAGTTACACACACAAGTGCAGCTTCTGGATCAACATCTGGAGGTGGTGGCACTGGTAATATGAAATATCAAATTAATATTGGTACAGATCAATCAGCTTACGGTTATGGTTGGGGTACAGACGCATGGAACGTTGATGCTTGGAATACTCCAAGATCTACGTCAACAGTTACACTAGATGCAAGAAACTGGTCTTTTGATAACTTTGGTGAGGATTTAATTGCAACAGTTCACAAAGGACAAACATTTCTTTGGGACACTTCTAGTGGCACAGCAACAAGAGCCACGGTTATTTCAAATACTCCGTCAAGCTCAAGATTTAATTTAGTATCTATGCCTGATAGACATGTATTTTTGTTCGGCACGGAAACAACAATTGGAAGTTCAACATCACAAGATGACTTGTTTTTACGATTTGCTTCACAAGAAACAACAAATGATTTTGCTCCAACAGCTACAAATACTGCTGGTTCGTTTAGAATACAAGATGGATCAAAGATTGTGGCAGCAGTAAGATCACGTAACGCTGTTCTTGTGTGGACTGATACATCATTAAACGCACTACAATTTGTAGGGGCACCTTTTACTTTTTCACTTGTACAAATAGGTGCAAACTGTGGAGCTGTGGGTGTGCATGCTGCTGTTGATGTAAATGGTATTGCCTATTGGATGTCACAAAATGCTTTCTATCTTTATGATGGTGCAGTTAAAAAAATACCATGTAGTGTGCAGGATTTTGTGTTTGAAGATTTTTCTATTACACAACAACCAGAAACATTTGCTGGTGTTAACTCAGAGTTTAATGAAGTAACTTGGTTCTATGCTTCTAACACATCTAACCAAATAGACAGATCTGTTACATATAATTATTTAGAAAGAACATGGTACACATCTTCTCTAGCAAGAACAACTTGGACTGATTATGGTGTATATCAAAGACCGTATGCAACTAAATATGATCCTTCAGCTACAGCCACAACGCCAACAGTAAAAGGTTTGACTGCAGGCGCATCGACATTCTTTGAACATGAAGAGGGTGTAAATGATGATCAATCGGCAATGACAGCGTTTATTACGTCTGGTGACTTTGACATACAAGATGGACAACAAATTTTGTCGGTAAGCAGAGGCATACCTGATTTTAAAAACCAAATAGGAACTGCTTCTTTAACCATGGGTTTCAAAACATATCCGTCAGAAACAGGGACTACGATAAGCAGAGATGTAACTACTTCTACTAAATTTTTTGATTTACGTGGCAGAGGTAGGCAAACTAATGTAAAAATAACAAGTGATACATTAGGTTCTGATTGGCGTTATGGTACGCTAAGATTAGATATTAAACCAGATGGAGGTAGATAATGGCTAAAATAAATACAACAGTGTTACCGACAGCAACAGAAGAATATGAAGCTCTGCAGTTTGATACACTTATTCGTATTCTTGAACAAATAACACAACAATTAAACTTTGGTTTTCAAGAAGATTTAAAAGAAGAAGCAACAAGAAGGACTTTTTTCCTTGGCTGATAATTTTATTAGTAGATCTGCTACAGGGACAGGTAGCGCTGCAGCTGTGTATACGGTGCCTACAGCTAATTTAGCATCAACACCTCCTGTGCAGCCAACAACAGCTATAATAAGAGGTATACGTCTATCTAATCAAACTGGTGGCGCTGTTACGACTACAGTATCTGCTTTTGATAATAGTAATTCAGACCTTGAAATACCTTTATTTAAAGAGAGTTTAGCAGATGGATCAGAAAAAGAAGTTTTATCTGATGGTGTGCCTTTTGTATTAGAAGAGGCCGATGCTATAAAAATTTTAGGTACTGGTGTAACAATATTAATTAGTATAATGGAGATTAAATAATGTCGGAAATAGGAAAAAAAATACAAGACGCTGTAGTCGTAGGACACGAAATAGTTGATGGCAACAAAGTTCCAATATTAAAACCAGAAGTATGGCAAAAAATTTATTGTAGTAGTTGTGGTAATGAGGTTGATTCCGAAGAGGAAGCCTCTGGAAACTGCAGTAACTGCGGTAATCCTTGGGCTTCTACAAAAAAGAAAGATGTCACCATCCGTGTCGTCAAAATGCCTGATGTATTTGGATCTGGCGGAGAACTCTAACGGTTCTCGCACTCACAATCTTCACAACGATGTTTTTCTGAATCGTTCAGATGTCTTTCTAAATCTCTTTCGGCTGCTAATAATCTTTCGTGGTATCTACTCACCTTATCAGCAAGGTTAGCTATAGCGCTTAAATATTCTTGTTCAGTCATATTATCTCCTGTTGATTGTTAATTTTGGTGAGAACCTAATGTAAGCATATTTTTTGTCTTCGCAACAGTATTTTTTATAATTGTTTTCTTGACAATCAAATCGACGCCCACTGACTAGGATGTGGTATGCAATGTTCTGTACTGATACCTTTTTTCATAGTTAACAAAATGTCTGCGCTAATGCTTATTCTTGGCTGATCTTTTTTGTTAATCTCTGTGTAATGTAATAAACAACTTGGGAAAATTACAAAATCACCTGTGGCAACAGGTATCGTAAAACTAGCAAAATTAAAATTGTTCCACTCACGAATGTAATGATCTGTAGGAGGTATGTATAAACCAGTTTGAGCAGCTAACTCTTCTTCAAATTTAATGTTACCCATGTCGTTGTTTCTTACATAATAAACACAACTGTAATGACTCGCTGTATGTTTATGACTAGATATGTATTGATCTTTTGCTGTAAACGTTGCCCAAGCTTTTGTAAGATGCACGTCAAACTTATCTAAGTTATATCCATAGCTATGTAGAAAAAAATTTATATTTCTATTCAATGCTGTAAATAATGGAGCATATAATTTTTTCTTATGTAGATTATCTACCGCATCATTTAATTTGGTGTAATTAACATTACCAGAAACATCTGTTGTAGCAGCGACGCTACCAGGCTTCTCTTTTACAAATGATTCAATGTCTTTAATAAGTGGTTTATTGTACTCGTCGTAATTATTTATAGTACATTTATAAATTGATTTACCAAATAGATTGGCTATCGTCGTTTCTTTCTGCATAACTTACCTCTAAAAATTCTACTTTCGTGACCCAACCACGTGGTATTGCAATGCAACCGCCACCATGATTGTCATCTTTGTCTGTACACCATGACCGCATAATTACAATCTTTTCTTTATTTTTTACTACCATGTATCCTACTTCTTGACACACGGCTAACGGAGCATTTAAAATATCCTTTATAGGAAGCCAACCTGTTTCTGTATCACGTGCATCTAACCACGTAACACGGACCATAGGCACTTTCTCTATATCAAAATTCATATTTCTCATTGCACATTACTAGAAATTTGACTATATTTATACGATTAATTAGGCTTATACTCAAGGCCAGCCTCCTTGCTTCAATCACATATATTGCAATAGGAGATTATGCTTAAAAAACTAAGAAAAACGGTAGCTAAAATACTACCAGGTGATAGTGAAAAATATTTAGGAACCGTATTAGCGTTAGCTACAGGAAACCCTCTATACGCAGGTATTGGTGCATTAGCTGATCCTGATGCCGGTTTTGGAGAAATCGCATCAGCAGCATTTTTAGCTAGTCAATCACCGGGTTTAAAAGGCTTCAGCGGTGGTATTGGAGAAGCTGCAGATGCAAAAAATTTAACTTTTATGGATAAAGTTTTAGGCAGAGGTAAAACGGGTGCATCAGGATTTACTGAATTTTTATTTGGAAAAAAAGATGGTTTTGACGGATTAATTGGTAGTGACGGTAAATTTATACCTACAAAAATGGTAGACGGAGAAGAAAAAATAGATGCAACAAAATTATTAACTAATTTAGCTAAAGCATCTGCTGTCGCAGGAGCATCACTACAACCAACAGGTGCCTTTGACTTACCAGAGGAGCAAGAAGTTACTGACTTTACATTTGGTACAGATTATCAAGGCAAGCCTTTGAATACAGATCAAGGAAAGTTAATAGAATTATTATTAGGGCAAGGTATTGTTGGTCCATATGTTGATACAAGCGGACAACTAGTGCAAAATGTTGCAGATGGTGGTATAATGAATTTAGCTGCAGGTGGTGATCCAAGTAGTTTCCCACGTAAGACCGGTCAAATAAATGGACCAGGAACGGGAACTTCTGATAGTATACCTGCTATGTTAAGTGATGGTGAATTTGTCATGACTGCAAAAGCTGTTAGAGGAGCTGGCGGTGGTGACAGAATGGAAGGTGCAAGAAGAATGTATGAAATGATGGATCAGTTTGAGGGACAAGCATAATGGCTGTACAACAACAAGTAACAACGCAACTACCTCCACCGTATGTGCAGGACAGACAAAAAGATTTACTCGTAACTTTATTTGGAACGCCAGATCTTGATCCAAGTGATCCTAATTATGTACAAGGTTTAATTAATGTACCTCGTAATATACCCATGCAACAAGTTGCAGGGTTCACGCAACCTCAACAAGATGCTTTTGCTTTAGCTCAACAAGGCATTGGTGCATTTCAACCGTTTATTACTCAAGCAGGTCAAACTGCTACCACAGCAGGTCAGGCTCTTACAGGTGCAACCCAGCAATTTACTCCTACAACAGCAGTCATTGATCAATTTAGAGATCCGTATCAACAATTTGTAACTCAAGAAGCTTTAAAAGAAATAGATAGACAAGGTGATATAGCTAGAACTAATTTAGCTGGACAAGCAACAAGAGCAGGAGCTTTTGGTGGCTCTAGATTTGGTGTACAACAAGCAGAACTAGATAGAAATATTGGTGATATTAAATCAAGAAGAGTATTTGAAGATGCGTCTAGAAACTATCAACAAGCATTAGCTTCAGCACAAGCTGCACAAGAAGCACAACAAAGAAGACAACTAGGAGCTGGACAACAGTTAGGTAATTTAGCAAGACTTCAAGCAGGTATTGGTCAATTAGGTCAAGGTATGTTTGGTCAGGATTTAAATACTTTACTAAGTATTGGTGGTCAGCAACAACAATTACTACAAGCAGGTTTAGAAGCTCAAAGACAAAATCTTGCAGCTCAACAACAAGAACCTTTCCAACGTATATCTTTTGGTACAGATGTATTGGCAGGTTTACCTTTTGGTGGTCAAACTATTTCACAAATACCAGTGACACCTGCAAATCCATTCCTAACCTTTGCAGGTGGTATTGGTTCACTTGGTACAGGTATTGGTGCATTGTTAGAAGGTTTTGGAAAATTAGGGGGTTAATAGATGTCTGTTTATAACAGAAAAATGTTTGCCAACGCACCAGGTGGTTTTAAACAAAGTTCTCGTGGTGTTGGTATTACTTCAGGATTAGTTCCAAATAAAACTAAACGTGGTTTAGTAGATGGTCCCGGTCGTTACAATGGTGATGAAAATAAAATTCAACAAGAAGCAATAAATGAAATATTAACAAATGTAAATTTAGCCTCTTTAGAGCCATATAAAAATACTTTTGAAGCGTTGTTTAGAGACGCTATTCCAGAGCCAGAAAGTTCTTTTTCTAGAAACTTTCCAGCATTATTAGATTTTTTTCAAAGAGTATCTGCAGCTGGTGCTGGAGGACAACCTTTAACTTCGCAACCCTTACCTCCTTTTTTAGATACGCTAAATAGAATTAGCAGTGCAACTCCTGCACTTGCAAACATAAAACCTGCTCCAGATATTGAAGGACAAGTTAAATCTTTAGCTGCACAAAGCACGATTGATTTATTTAAAGATATGATTTCTGCTGAATTAACTAAAGACGAAAAAGATGAAACTAAAGTTTTAGGTAAAGGAGACGTGCTAGTTGATACAGCGGGTAATACAATAGCTACAGGTGGATTAGATTATGAACTCAAAGAAGTAGATGGTAATTTAATAATGGTTTATCAAGATCCAGAAAGCAAGGAAACGGTTTCACAAACAGTTTTTAAACAAGTAGATGTCGATCCTGATGATACATTAATAAAATTAAGGCCAAATGAAATTGCATATCTTGGTGGTCAAAAATTTGAAGGTAAAGATACTGGTATAAATGTAATTAAATCAAGCCCACAACAAGAATTAGGATTTATAGATGAAAATAATGAATATCAAATTATAAAAGCCGCTACACCAAAAGAAGTAGAAAAAGAGATTGTAGTACCAAAAGGTAGTGTTTTAATAAATAAAGAAACTAATGATATTATTTTTGATAACAGCACAAGTGAAGTTGACAAAAAACAATTAATAAAAGTACCACCAGGCACTACGGTAATCGACAATCAAGGTAATGAAATTTTTAAAGCAGAAGATCAAGCTGATGATTATATAAAAGTACCACAAAATACAAGACTAGTAACACCTGATCCAGAAAATCCTGGTCAATTTATAACAGTCTTAGAAGCTGAGGCTAATACACCTCCTGAAAAAGATAGATCTACAGAAACAGAAAGATCTATAGATACAGCTTTCGATGGTCTTTTAAATACTTCAAAAGTTGATAATGAAGCGGTGAATTTTATAAAGGATAATATTCCTGGTTTAGCACCAATATTTGATAGTTTAGATCAAACTGTGCCTTTTAATGAAAAAGACATAAGCACTTTAAAAGCAGCATATAACGTACTTTCTTTAGAAAAAGATTTAAGAACAGAACCAAGTGCAGCAGACTTGTTACAAATTGAAGAGAGCAAAATAAACTTACAAAGTATGGCGGACGATGTTAATAATTTAAGTGATACTTATGATGCTGCTTATGATCAAGGTTTTGCTAAAATTCAACAAATTGAAAGAGCTATACCTTTAATAGATACTGCGATATCCGGTTCAGGAGCAGGGTTAAGACAACAATTAGCAACTATTTTTGACACATTTCCAAGTTTACAAAATTCACCTGTGTATAGTGTAATAAATAAATTTATTGGAGAAGATACAAGCTTAGCAAACACAGAAACTTTAAGTTCTTTCAATCAATTATTTACTTTGTTAAATGCAGAATTTTTCAAAGGTAATTTAAACCAACAAGAAATAGATATTTTAAGAGGTTCAGTATCACAACTATTTTTATCAAAAGATGGTCAACGATTAATTCTTGACATTGCAAAAAATAAAGCAGAATTAGAAATGAAATCAAAAGAGTTATACGATAATTTTTTAAATACTGGTGAGTTATTAGGATTAGATGGTGAAGCTGTCTTCACAGCTAAATTTGATGAAAATGGAGCATTATCTATAGCTGATAAAAGTAAAGCACAAAGAGAAATTTTTAAAATTGTAAGACAATTGCAAGATCAAAATAAAGAAAAATTTGAAGAACGGGTAGCTAAATTTGATAAGGGTTTAAAACCGTATACTATTGATGGACTTGAAAATTTACCTGATACTAAAAAAATATTTAAATCTGAAAATGGTGTTAGTTATAATCTTGTAAAAGAATTTAAATCGACGGATGGTAATTTTGGTATTATTGGTTTTGCCAACGAAAATGGTGAGTTCATTAAACCGGATGGCTCTGTGTCAACAATTACGTTTGCACCTAATTCGCCCGTTTATGGTTTAAGACTTTATCAGCCGGAAGATCTAAAAGCAAACAACAACCGTATTGAAACTAAAATTTTTAATTTGTATCCGTTTAGAGGACAATAATGGCTGTAGAAGACGATAAAAAAAATAATAATACAGTAACTGAAGATTCTTTTTTTGTAGAAGCACCAAAACTTGCTTCACAATTCGATGATGTAAATGTAATTTTTAATGTATCAAAAGAAAAAAAGAATGAAATAAAAGAAAAATATTACAACGACATACAAGATGGTAAAATAGAGGTGCCATTTGGCTTAGATACTTTTAATTATGCTAATCAATTAGCTATGAGCGATATTTCAAAGTTACAGAATGAATTAAATGATGCAAAAGTGCAGTATATCTCAGAAATTTCTGGATTAAATGTAATTAATGAATCTTTGCCAGCTGGTGAAAATATGTCCCTACACTTTTTACTTGGTAGAGATTTAGATTTTAAAAATAGAAAAAAAAGATTTTTAAAGTTTTTTCCTGAAGGTGAATTTACGAAAGTAACTATACCTATGGGTGGTGACACAACCGAAGATTTTGAAGTATTTAAATTACCTGGTGACAAAAATTATAGAATGTTTGACAGCATTGGTAATGATTATTTTTCAAATGAGCTTTTACAATTTGCTGGTTCGATGACTAACTTTCAAACTCTTGGTGATGTATTAGGATCACTTTCTGCTTATTCTCAAAAAACACAAATACCAGTTTTAAAAGGCATAGGATTTGGCACAGACCTGTTATTAAAAACTTTTAGAGGTATAGCCAACAACCCTTTATTTAGAGTTGGTTTTGGAAATTTATTTGGAAAAAACGTGGACCAAGCAGTTGACGCATATTTCGGTTATGACAAAGGAGCGTTTGCACAAGAAGGAGATTTACCTTTTTTATATAATTTTGCTAATTTTAATAATTTACAAGAAGCTGCTTTATCTGCAGGTGTATTTAAAGCATTTGATTTTATTCCTGCTTACCTTTCTGGAAATACAAAACTTGTAACTAAAAATCAAATAACAAAAGAAATAGCAGATATATCAAATAAATATAATTTAGAACCAGCGATGGTTGGTCAATTAATTGCATCACCTTTTTTTAGAAGAACTTTTTTTCAATCAGCAGAATTTAATAGATTGCCTAAAGAAAAATTTGCTAGTCAAATAAAATCTGCAACAGATTTATTAAATCAAATGGCTGACGGTAAAAAATTTACAATGGATTTAGTGTTAGGTGCTCAAAAAACATTAGAAGAAAATTATCAGAACGCCATATTAAGTGTTGTCAGAGGTAACATGTCACCTGATCAAGCAGCAGATGTTCTTAATGAAGCTTTTGTAAAATGGAATACAGCGTCAAACAATTCAGTTAACCAAATAAGGGGTACGATTGCAGGTCTTGCATCAAAAAATGGAGAATTAAACGGAGAGAGTTTACTTATTCAGAATGTTCAAAACAGTATGAAACAAAGTAAAAGAAATATTCAAGCGTATAACAAAGGTGAAAAAATAACAATCATAGATGACACGGGTGCTGAAAAAGTAATCGAGCCTAAAGTATATTTTGGAGGTAAGGACAAAGATTCACAAATACTTCTTGGAATAATTAATGACTTTAATAAATTGCCAGGAGTGTTAAATTTTACAAATACTATAACTACTAGTCGTCATGTTAATAGTTTAATACAAGTACAAAGAGAATTATTTAATTTAAGATTTTCAGACAACCCTTTTGTAGCTTCCGAAGCTAGAGCACTGCATAAAAAAATAAAAAACATATTTAAAGATGCTGCCGAAGGCGCTGATGTAGATTCAGACATGGCCTTTAATATGCAAGCTCTTTATAGTCAAATGGACGCCAACGAAAATGTTAGAGGCATTAACTTTGTTATTGATGCAATTACAAACAATAAAGCAAATGTAAGAACTGTCGTAAATGATTTTTTAACACCAGGAAACTTTCAGATTCATTCCTTAAAAACTGTTTTGGATGAGACGGGATCTTCTGAAGCTTTTGGTATTGTTAAAGATTTGTGGCTTAGAAAAACTTTACAGGACCCTACAAAAACTGCATCCATTTTAGCAAAATGGCAAGCGGATGATCCAAATGGTCTAGCCTTATTAATGGAGGGAGTGGATTATAAAGAAATAGATGATATAGTAGAATTAGGCCTTAAAGCTAATTCAAACATATTTAAGGAAACCATTGAAAAAGGTGGAACAACAAATGAGTTAATAAAAAGTGTTTTACGAACCGTTAAAGCAGATGATTTTGTAGGTAAACAAAAAGTAATAGATGATATAATTGCTGACTCAGGAGCTTTTGCTGATGGAAAAATAGATTATAATCATCCTTTTATGGTGTCAGCTAGACAGGGTATTTTACAAGAAATTTTTGAAAAAGCTATTAAGTTTCAAAGAGATTTAGATGGTATTAAAGTGGCTGATGGAGATTCTTTAAGTAATTTTTTTAAGTTAAATGCAAAACAAGGTAAAGATGGTGATTTATTAACGCTACAACCTGAATTCGATATAACAAAAATAAACAAATTAATATCAAATTTAAAAAATGATGAAGCTTTAAGTAAATTTTTTACACCTAACCAATTAGAAAAAATAAGTGCTATAGATAGATACTTTACAATAATTAATTCAGCAAATCCTAAAGTAGGTTCAGTATTACAGCAGGCTGAGTTAGGTGCAGATTTAGTTAAAAATATGTTTGATGCTCCCGGATTGTTTAACATAGGTACAACTTTAATTAAGTATGATATTTTAGCTAGAGCTTTATCTCAAGATGTTACACTTGACGTTTTATCATCTATTACAGAAGATCAACTAAGAAGTAATCCTTCAATGATAATAAAAGGTTTATTAACAAGCTTAACTCGAGATATTACAGGTGATTTTGGTATCAATGATGAAAATTATTTACAATCATTTGACAGTTACATGGAAATGTCTCCGGATAAACCTCCTGAAGCGTTATCAAATCAATTACCAAGTTTTGAAGACTTGTACGAAAATCAAAATACAAAACCTGTAGATGTTACTCTAAATGCACCAGTTAATGCGTCTATTTTAAGTAACTTAAGTTTAGCTAATAATAGAATTAATACTAACACTGCTGCAGCGGGACAAAGAGTTTTTGGTACAGATGATCCTGTATTTAGTGGTATTGCAAATACTAATGTTGGAAGGCAGGTTGTTGCATAATGGGTATTTCATTTAAAACAACATACGATGATGAAGGTAATCCTATAAGACCTAAAATATCTAGTAACATGAGTTTCAAATCAGGAGACGTAGTTTCTGCTAACCCTGATAATCCTGACATGACTATTATAGAAAGACAAGGTCAAGGTATAATGAATATTGATCCAACTAAGGAATCAGATGAGAATGACCAAATAAAGGCTTTAGAAATTATCAATAGTCTTGGTACAGGTATATTTGATGATCCTGACGCCTTTAAAAAAATTACAGAGCCTTTAAAAATGATACCTGCCATGACATCAGATCCTGACGATCCACGCAACATGTATCAAATGTTAGTAGCTAATTTGCTTGGTATAGACAGAGGTGCAAAAAGTCTTGATATTCCTGGAAGCAGTTTACAAATGCCAAATTTTGGTGAAGCTGGAAAAGAGTTCGCAATAAATGAATTAGGTGCAAAAGATATTGGTAAATTACTTACATCACTATTCACACCAAGCATATTAAGATTTATTGGTATGGCTAATGAAAAAGATGAGCCAGAAGAAACAGAGGAGGAGAAAAAAAGATTTTTCTTTTTTGATTAGGTAATGGAAAAAGATTTTAATTTAAGAAATATTGTTTGGCTCAGCATGATACTTGTATCAG